AAAAGGTGGTGCAATAAACGCCACCTTTTTTATTATTAATCATTAAAAAAATATACTATGCCTTGCGATATCACATTAGGAAGAATTGAACCTTGTAAAGATTCGGTTTCAGGATTAAAAAATTGTTATTTTGTAAACTTTGGTAAAATTACTGGAGTTACTTATAACGCTACAAATACAGATGTAATTGATGCAGTTGCTGGAACTGCATTAAATGCTTATAAATACGAATTGAAAGGAACAAATAGTTTAGACCAAACTATTACTTCTTCAAGAGAAAACGGAACTACTTTTTTTGAGCAAAGTTTAAAACTAAACTTGAAAAAATTAACTGCTGTTGACCATAAACAAATTAAACTTTTAGCTTACGGAAGACCATATATAATTGTTGAGATGAATAACGGAAATTTATTTCTTTGCGGTTTAGAGAATGGAATGGAATTAACTACGGGTTCTATAACTACAGGAACTAATTTAGGTGATGCTTCAGGTTATACTTTAGAGTTCAAAGGAATGGAAAAAGTTCCTGCTAACTTTATTGGAGTATCTTTAGCTACTGCAGGATTTACAGTTGTATCTGGTTCATAATTGTTTTTTCATATTGTTTTTAAACCCTATCTATTCGGTAGGGTTTTTTTATTAAAAACAAAATCATAACATTTACGTTATATAAGTATGATAATTTTAAAAGATTACACATTTACGCAAAATTTTAAGTTTATGCCAAGAAGCACAAATATAGCTTCAATGGTATTTACAGATGAATTGACAAATACTGCAACAACAATAAATAATCCAACTTTAGTAACTGAATTGTATTATATGAAATTTGCATCTAACAGAACTTTTAGTTTTTTAATTGACGGACACACTTACATTTTAAATTGTTTTGATGCAAATGGAATTCCTTTATTTAGAGAAAAAATTATGTGTACAAATCAAGTTAAAAAAGATTATACAATTAATAATGGTGATTATGTAGCAAACACTACGACCAACGAATATGTAATTTATGAGTAATATACACTTTATACAATTAGCAGATTACCAAGCACCTAAAATAAGCGAAAATAAGCGTGATGAATGGGTTGACTTTGGAGAAGATAATAATTATTATCAATTTTTAATAGACCGTTATAATGGTTCTACTACAAACAACGCTGTAATTAATAATATTACCAAATTAATTTACGGTAAAGGTTTAACTGCTAATGATGCAAGTAAAAAGCCAAATGAATATGCACAAATGAAAATGTTATTTTCTAAAGATACTTTAAGAAAAATAACAAAGGATTTAAAATTATTAGGCGAATTTAATTTGCAATTAATCTACAACGAGAAAAAAGATAAAATTGTAAGAGTTGAACATTTGCCTACTAATTTAGTACGTAGTGAAAAATGTAACAAAGATGGATTAGTTGAAGCTATTTATTATTGCGATAATTGGCAAGACACAAAAAAGTTTCAACCTAAAAGATTACCTTTATTTGGATACGGAACTAAAGGCGATAAATTAGAGGTTTTAAGAGTAGGTAATTATACAATAGGGCAAAAGTATTATAGTAACGTAGATTATTTAGGAGGTGTAAGCTATGCTGCTTTAGAAGAGGAAATTAGCAATTATTTAATTAATGAAGTTCAAAACGGATTTTCTGGAACTAAAATAGTAAATTTTAATAATGGAGTTCCTACAGAAGAGCAACAAACAATTATACAAAATAAAGTAAAATCTACTTTAACAGGATCTAAAGGCAAAAAAGTAATTGTAGCTTTTAATAGTGATGAAACTAAAAAAACTACTGTAGATGATATTCCTTTAAATGATGCTCCAGAGCATTACAAATATTTATCAGATGAATGTTTAGCTAAAATTATGTTAGCTCACAATGTTACAAGTCCTTTACTTTTTGGAATTGCAACAACTACAGGATTTTCTGCAAATGCTGACGAATTAAAAAATAGTTATATTTTATTTGAGAATATGGTTATTAGACCATTTCAAGAATTAATTTGCGATGCTTTGGATAAAGTTTTAGCGTTTAATGAAATTAGCTTAGATTTAAAGTTTAGCCAATTACAGCCACTTGATGTTGATGGAGAATTAACTAAAACTGTTGATGCACAAACTCAAATGAGTTTACATACTTGTTTAAGTAAAGATTTAACTGATGCAGAAGGTAATAATATACTTGAATTATTACAAGGTGAAAGCGTTACTGATGAATGGGAACTTGTAGATAAAAGAGAATATTCAGATACTAATAATTCTATTGATGAATGGGCAAATTCTAAAATAAAAAGTAAAGAAAATTTATTACAAAAGTTTTCTGGATTTATAAAGTCAGCACCAAGTGCAAAAAGTACTTTAGATAAAGGAACTTATAAAGTACGTTATGAATATGCTGCTAGATATAATAAACCTAATTCTAGAGATTTTTGTAAACAAATGATGAGAAGAACTGCAAACGGAGTTGTATATCGTAAAGAAGATATTGACCAAGCTAGTTTTCAAGGTGTAAACATTGAATTTGGACACAAAGGACAGAATTATTCGCTTTTTAAATTTAAGGGCGGTGTTAACTGCTCCCATTATTTTAATGAAAACCTTTATAGATTAAAAACTAAAACAGATGGAACTCCTTATATTGATAAAGCACTTAGTTCAAGTGAAGAAGTTGCTTCAATAGATGGTTACAATCCAAATCCAAGCGGATGGGATCAAGCACAAATAGCACCAATAGATATGCCAAATAGAGGACATCACCCAAATTACAAACAATAATGGCAAAGGCACTTTTTATTACAAGAGATGACATAGTAAAATTTACAGCATTAAATGGTAATATTGACACAGATAAATTTATTCAATATATTGCTATTGCTCAAGATATTCATTTACAGAATTATTTAGGTTCTAAACTATTTAAAAAGTTTAATGATGGTATAGTTGCAAATAATTTAACACAAACTTATAAAGACCTTTTAAGCGATTATATAAAACCTTGCCTTATACACTGGAGTATGGTAGAATTTTTGCCTTTTAGTGCATATACAATCGCTAATAAAGGAGTGTTCAAACATACTTCTGAAAATGCTACTTCTGTAGATAAGTCAGAAATAGATTATTTAGTTGAAAAAGAAAGAAGCGTTGCAAATCATTACACTACAAGATTTATAGATTATATGAGTTTTAATCAATCTAAATTTCCAGAGTATAATTTAAATAGTAATGGAGATATGTTTCCAGATTCAGACGCAAATTTTACAGGATGGGTGCTATAGTTAGAAAAATGTATTTAGTTTCTCACTTAGAGAACGAAAAAAAGTTAAAGAAATTTTTAATAAAATTAGAAAAAAATAAACCATTTAAAATAAATAATAATGGCAAATAGCATTGACTGGGGAGAAGGAGCAGCAAATAATAATATAGGCTGGGGACAAGGTGCAATTAACAATTCTATTAGTTGGGGTAAATCTTACTTTTCAAGCTATGCAGGTGAAACTGATATTGTAGGTAATATTTCGGTTTTATTAATATCTGATTTTAAAACAAGAATTTTAGCAGATTTAGGAACTTATTCTGCTGAAACTTGTCAAAGTACAACATTAACAAACTTAAATAATATCTAATGAGTTTATTAACTAAAGCAAGTTTGGTAATGACACCAAATGCTGTTAAAGAAAGCAAAGTATATTCTATTATTCCTTCAAGTGGTAATGGAGATTTAACTTTTACAAGAGGAACTAATGCAAGTGGAACATTAAACAATGATAATTTATTAATTGAAAATGCTCCTTACAATTTAATGAGTAATAGTAATGTTTTTACAAGTGCTTATTATAGTAAATCTTTAGTTGCAGTAACTTCTAATACTATCGCATCTATTACAGGAGCAGTAAATGCAAGTACATTAACAGAAGTTTCAGGAACTAATTCGCATCATATACACGAAAATACAGGTTCTTTTACTCCTGTAGTTGGATCTTCATACACAATGAGTTGTTATTTAAAACAGCCTACAAGTTCAGCTAATAGATATGTACAATTACCTTTTTTTATTGCGGGATTTGGTTCTAATGCTTATGTTAATTTTGATTTACAAACTTTAACAAAGGGAACTATAGGAGCTTCAATAACTTCAAGTGATATTTCATTAATTAGTAATGGATGGATTAGAATTACTGCAACAGCAGTTGCTACTGCTACAGGTGCAAGTGGTTTTCAATTATCTTTAATTCCTTCATCTACTTCAACTAGAACAGAATCTTATACAGTTACAGCAGGAAGTGAAAATTCAGTTTATATTTATGGTTTTCAAGTAGTTTTTGGAACGGTTGCAAAAGATTACTTTAATACTACAGATAGATTAAATGTACCAAGATTAAACTATGATACAGTTGGAGGTTGTCCTAATTTATTATTAGAACCACAAAGAACTAATATATTGACTTATAGCGATCAATTAGATAATGCAGCAGGTTGGACAGGAACGTCAATAAATATAACTGCTAATTCTATTATTTCACCAAGTGGAGTTCAAAACGCAGATAAAATAATTCCAGATACAAGTAATTTCTATCATTATTTATCCAAAAATATGATAACTGTTACTAATGGTATTCAATATAGTTTTTCTATTTTTGCAAAAGCTGCAGGGTATAATTATTTATTAATAAATACAATAACTGGTACTTCAAGTGGAAATGCAGGACCTTTAATTGATTTATTAAATGGAACTGTAATTGGTACTTATGGAGGAAATAATTATAGTGCAAAAGTTACAGCATTTCCTAATAATTGGTATAGAATAGATTTATTATTAACTACAAATGCTACTTTATTGAGTCTTAATTGTAATCAATTTCCAACTTCTACAATAGCTACTTTTTCTGGTAATGGTTCAAGTGGGATTTATTTATGGGGAGCTCAATTAGAAGCAGGAGCTTATCCTACTTCTTATATTCCAACAACAACAGCAACTGTAACAAGAAAT